TGTAGCTGTAAAAAATTAATATTACACAACATGCTAATAGTTGTATCCTGCCTAGAATGTAACAGTTGAGTTCTTGCAATCCTCTGAGCCATTGTTGAGGTTTCTGTAAATGGCAACTGTAATTCTAATTCTTTTCTATAATTTGCTTGGCTTTCTCCAGAAGGGGTATCTTCACTTAAATAAGTAGCACTCGTGCTTGGATTTGTAGCTGTTAAAACAGGAGTATCGGTAGCTACAAAATCTGCATTAGCATCAGGGAATATCGCTTTTACTGTGTTATAACATTCACCTGTATTAGGTTTTGTAACTACTTGTATGGGTTCTAATAGATTATCGTCTGTGATGGTCATATCAGCAGTGCCAGATGCACCTGCAAAAATGCAGAACTTACCATTCACATAAGTGATCTTTCCTGCCATTGAACTAAGTATGCCTTCAAGCAAAGCAGAACCATCAGCACTAAAGTTAGAGAATCCATTACTGGTATAAGAGCTTTCACCAAAACTTAGAGTAGTTGTATTGTTTATAGTTATTGGAGTATCTAAAACTATTTGATGTGTACTGCCACCTGATCCTGTTAATAATTTACTAACAACTTTTACAGTTCCAGTAATACCTGTCCCAGTAACTTTATGACCAACTTGAATGAGCAGATTATTTGTTTGATTTGTGAGATTAACAGTTGTTGAATTATTTACAGCACCATTGTTTACTGCTGTAGTAACAGCATTTAGAGTATCGCAAGTGTTTGCAGCTTGTCTAAAACTTCCAAGAAACTCGTTTCCTGTGCTTCCTGTAAGATTCAGTTCATTTTCTGTAGCTTTGAGTCCATAAGTTGTATCTTTTAAATAATCTAAAACGTGGAGTGCAGGATTAGTTGAAAAAGTATGAGTTGCAGGATTTCCAAATGTTTGGTTTGAATCTCTTGGGTCAAAAACTTTTTTACCTTTAACTATGAATGAAAATGGAGGTATGCCACCACTAAATGCTTCAGAGTCAAATACCATCTCAACAAAAAGATAAGCACAATCTATAAATTTATCATTTGCACCTAAGGATGAATTATTTGTAATTGTAGAATCTGCTGTTGTTTGTGAACCATCTTTGAAAACAAATCTCATTAAATGACCACTACCAAAGTCATTTTCATTATCTGTATTTGTATATCTTGAATTAGTGACAACATTAAAAGTACCATCTCCATCTGTCACTGAAACACTTGTTAGTTCTTCATCATTAATAAGAATACTTTCAAGCGATTCTATTTCGTGTCCTGCTATTACGATAATCATTCTTAATTTATGATTATCTGTTCCTGCAGTTTCTAAATGTGTAACAGTTCCACCAACCCTACAACGTCCATAGATTAATTGTCTTGGTGCTTGTGCATCTCTTCCTGCAATTTTTGAGCCAAAGTTATCGCCAACAGCACCCATGTTTTTTGATAACAACCCACCCACTAATGCTGTAAGTCCTGTCATTGCAGCCATTCTTGATGCTGTTCTTAAGATTGCTTTAGTAGTTGCTGTTGCTTTGAGACCTAAGAATGCAGGTGATATTGCTCCTAATGTTGAGATAACAATAAAATTTATAACAAAAGTTTTTACTGCATTCTTAACGTGCTTCAATTAATTCTCCATGCTTCTATTATTTTGAAATCTTTAAGAACAACGATACCTTCTTCATTAACACCTAATGTCTTTGCACCATTAAAAATTCCACAGACATTATTTCCATCTTGTTCCATCACAATTAAATCGCCTTTTTGTAAATAATTTAAATCTACTTTTTCAAGGTCTTTTCGCTTAGATGCTTTTGCTATTGCATTTTTAAGGGTTATACCATAGTCTGTAATCGTTTGTAAGGCACTTTCTTTATCTTTCCATACTAATTCCTTCGGTATTAAAGACTGTCCCGTCATGGCCTTTATACATGCATCCGAAAAAAGACAACAATCCCACTTACCCCACTCAAAAGGTTTTTCCATGTTAGCTTCAATAAACTTATCAAATTTTATTTGCCAGTCTATTTGTTTCCTCATTTAATTTCACTTCCGACTTTGTCATTTCTTGGTGTTCCTGGTCCACTACCACTTCCTCTGCCACCAGAACCACTTCCTGTATTTGTAGATGATCTTCCCCAAATAATCTCTCTATCTGCCATCGCTTGAACTCTGTTGAAACAGGAATCTGATGAATCAATAAATTTTTGTGATTCTTTTGTATATCTAAGGTTAGATGGTCTGCTTAAATCTATTAATCGGTTTTCTGCATCTATGTTTATCGTTGAACCATTTGGGTCATCATTAATACTCATGCTTTGCATACGCCCATTGAAAATTGTTGCTGTTCCTGCTGATACATCTGTGCCACCTGAAAGAAATCCCATAAATATTGTGATTGGTCTGTTCTGATAGTTTTCCGTGAGT